TATTCTCGAACCGATCGCGCTGTTCGCCTGTGAGGCCCCGAACGATGACGTCTCCGCCCCATTCTGGGACCTCGATCCTCTCCTGTCGGAGATCGTCAGCCGCCAGGATTTTCTCTCTTGTCAGCAGTGCCATCGTACATTTCTCCCTTCTGCTGGTGCTCTACTCTATGCGAGCGTTGGCTGTCCACTCAGCTTGAGCGTGATTGATGCACTGAGCTCACCCGCGACGGGTGCGGCCGGCGTGATAGCGTTCACGAACGCCGCAAACGTCCAGGTCGTAACCGCACCGTCCGGAAACACCAACTGGAAATTGTTGAGCGTCTTGGCTTCGTAGACGGCGATGAGCCCAGTTGTGGCGTCGTGAGTCGCTCCGGTTGGGATGTAGTTGATGCCGAACGTGACCGATCCGCTGCGCTTGATCGTTTCGATCACCTCTTCCCATGCACCCGGCGAATCGTGGCTGGTCACGTCTACCACATCGGCCCCAAGCTCCGGACCACCGATATCCCTGACCTCCGCGATCGTGGTGAAGTTCTCTGGCGTCCCGCCGTCACCGAGTTTGAGCAAGGTACCATACGCTGCAATTGCACTTGTCATGTCAGTCTCCTATTCGCCGGCCGGCAGTTTCAGGACCGCGATGGAGATGTCGGCAACCGACGCAGCGCCGTACATCTTGCCATCCGCCTGTTGCCAGCCGTCCTTGGGGAAGGGGCCAAGCGCGGCGTAGTCGCCAATGCCGAGCGAGTAGGTCGTGATGTCCCCCAGCCGCTTCTTGTCGTCGACGGTGCTATTGAGCGTCACCGTCACAGCGCCGACGTTGTCGTTACGGAACAGGATGACTTCCTTGCCCGTGAAGGGCAACGAGAATCCGTCCGCAAAGTCAGCGCCGCTCAGTGTCCATACGAAGTCCGCTGAGCCTGCTGTCAGCGGCGTGACCGGGTACCTCCCGATCAACTGCTGTGCTGTCAAAGCTAGTCGTACCATTGTGTGCCTCCTTCTGTTCCTTCTTGATAGCCTCCGGCTTGACTACCGGAGGCGACTTCTTGGCCGCCCGCTTCTCTCTCTTTGGCTTCGGCTTGGTCTCTGCGTTGGCCAGGGCCAGTTTCTCGGCCGGCGTCGCCGCGTGCTTATTTGCCCAATGAGCCTCCATGTTGGACAGGCTCATCGTGGCGAACGGGCAGCGCGAGCAGCTATAGTTCGGCTGGCCGCCCCACGTTCCGACCGTCCATGTTAGATCCGCCACTAATCCACCTCCTTCCTTACGATATAAATCTCAAAGACGCGCTGGTAGTATGCCACGTCAGGCTCGTAGAAATCGTGCTCGCCTATCAGGAGCCCGATGCCCAGCGGTGTCCTGTTCTGGAGAGCGATCCGCACCAGACGGATCGCCTCGATGACCTCCGAGTAGAGAGTACTCCATGCACTGACCTGGACGCGGATCGTCGCGATCCCAGAGTATCCGCCCTGACTCGATGGTCGCGTAGAACTCACTGTGAAATAGGTGAGCGCTGGCAGGACGGGTTCCTGTGGAAGCTGCCCAGGGTAGATGTGCGTTCCAACCAGTGCAGTCAGCGCCGGCTGCGCTTCCAGATGACGCACCAGATCCGTCTCAAAACTCACCTTCGTGCCGCCTTCCCAAGAGATTCATTCAGTAGAGCGACCATTTCCACTCCAGCGCGTTCGATTGATTGATCCCAGCCCCGCCGCCCGCTCGGGTTTGCCTTCATGTGTATCGTCCCAAACTCCAGATAAACTGGATAAGGCGGCTTGGTCAGATTGGTCCCGATGAGCGCAGCACCACGGTAGTCGCTCACTTTCCTGTATTCGACGTGAATGGAGTCGCGATACCGCCCGGTCTTATAGGGCGCTTCACGCTGCCACTCCTCCTGAATGATCATGCCGCCCCGTGTGAGCGCCCGTTCGATAGCTCTACTCGCAACGGCCTCGGTCAACTGCTGCAACTGAGCCTCGAATGCCGCCATATTGAGCCATTCGATGCGGAGCAACATCGCCGGTTGGCTCATCTGACTACGTTGACCCCCAGGTAGGTGAGCACCCGCTGGCTATCCTGCTCCACGGTCTCGATGTCATATGCCACGCCCTCCACGATCACGCGGTACTTCGGCGTGATCGTTGTGAAAGTACCCTTCAGCGCCACTCGATGCGAGAGCTCCGCATACGTTCTGTCGATCAATTTGTGCTCCCTGCCCTGAGTGGGCTGGATGCGACATGGGATACCGATGAGTCCTGGAACGTCCGCCCACGCCGACAGCGTCTGTCCCGTGTCAGCTCGTCCCTCGGCCGGCTGTTGGATCGTGGCCGACGAGACGAACATGTGGTCGAGCGATTCCAGCAGCCGCTCGTGAACCAGCCTGCTACTCTGCCGCATCTCGGAAATACTCCTCCCGTGCAGCAAAGTCGTCCATCGGCACCTCCGCAAAAGCGAATGCCGGTTCTCCCTCCACTTCAGCCTTGAGCATCTCGGCGCGTTTGAGCAACGCCGCGGCTACCCGATCGCCCTGCGTCTGGAGATCCATCACCTTGATCACTTTCTGGATCAAGACCTCGTCCGACGCAATGATACCCAACGCATCGGCGGCCGCCAGCTTGTCTACATTCCCCTCGAGCGTGAGTAGGTCCGTGATGGCCGTGTCCGAGAGGTACGTGTGCTGATATGGGATATAGACGGCGACCGCTGCACCCGGCGCGGTGGTCATCGTGAAGATCCCGACGTCCAGATCCACGACGTAATCCACAGCCTCGACTTGCACGGCAGCGCCCAGGAAGACAGCGTAGCTTCCCGCGACGATGGGATGCATGACCTCAAAGACGGTCACGATCCCATCGCCCGAGAAGACGGCCCGATGGTACTGAGGCTGATCAGGGATCAGCAAACGTACTGTCGCCAAACCCACCGTATTATCCCCTCCCTGTTGCCGGGTCTACTCTATGTGGTCCCGTCCTGCGAGTACGTGTACCGCGGGTCCAGTTGTGTTCCGCCACAAACGATCCGGATCCGGTAGAAGATATTGTCGGTCGCAAAGTCCCCAGAGAATGGGTCCATTGCGCCTCCGCCGACGCTGACCTTGTCCGACGCCTTCATGCAGATCTCGGGGCTCTCGTGCCCGCGCAGGTGCGCGAACTCGATCGCCGCTCCTTCGGCTGGCGCTGCGAACAGATACCAAGTCGTGTCGACGTTAGCTGTTACATCGATGACAGGAATCATTGGGTCGACGTGGCCCTGAAGCCCGTATTGTGGTATGACGTTGGTGGTTGGTACGGGAATGCCGCCGCCTGCGCCCACTTCGGTCCATTGCACCAGCGCACTAGAAAGGATCGTGCGCATCGTGAACTCGAGCGCGGGAGGTACGACGAGATGCACGCCACGAACCAGGATCGGCATGCCCTGGGGGTCCCGTTGCTGCGTCATCAGTGAGAGAGTCGTCTGCAGGTTCGCGATCGTGAGTGGGAGTGTGCCGAGATTGGTCACGTTCTGGCCATCCACGTCAACGATCGGTGCTCCGTACAGAAGCACGTTCGGCCCCGCCGCTGACGAGTAGAGACCTGCTGCCAGCCAGGCCTCAGTGCGAACAGCCGCAGTGGCGAACCGCTGCGGGATGTCGCCCATCGCATTCATGGAGTCGTTGATCACGGACTCCCATGAGATGTCCAGCTGGCGACCGCGCTTGAAGACCTCGAGGTCATACCTTGCCTCGCCCATCGGCGAGACCAGGTACTCGCCCTTTTCAGCTACTTGCGGGAGCAGGTTGTCATTCCCGTAGACTTTGTGCCTACGGGCTGTGTTGAAGTCAGGGACGGTTCCTAGCCTGGTCCAGGCCTTCCAGTCCGCCACCGCGGCCTTGTATCTGGCCAGGATCTGCCGGTCCAGGATCTGACCGAACAGATAAGGGAACTGGCTGGTCGTGATGACCTCTTTCAGCAGATACTCGTGCTGGTGAGGTCGCAGACCCCCGGCATTCCGCAGAAGATCCAGTCCGCGCTTCATCTGTGTCGGTGTGAAGGTCGCCGCCTTTACGGGCGTGAAACCCTCCCAGCCGTCGAGCTGTGTGAGTAGCAGTGACATTGTCTTTATGCCTCCTTCTTGTTGATCTTCTTTTTGGCGGCCCGTTTGGCCGACCGTTCCTGCGTCTTAGCCTCCACAATGGTCTCAGCAGTTGTCAGATCCGTAATGACTTGTTCAGTCGCAAGCCTGCCCGAGCGAAGCTGTTTCA